CACCTGATCCGCTGTCATCCCGACTTTGAACGTGGGATGGGAGATCGGAACTCTGCGCATCAGGACACCTTCTGTTCCCTCACGAGGAACAGTCCTTCCTGCGCTCCCTGCGCCGGGGAGGTCCCTTCCCACCGGAAGCGCCATAACCCGGACTGGTCCAGCAGATGGTCGAGGTAGTACATCCCATCATCCTCGCGGATCATCTCCGGGTCCGCATCCGTGAAGCTGATACTCGCTCCGGACGGAGGTTTGAGGATCAGCGTCACGTCTCCCGGATCGGTGTAGCGACTGCTGACGAGGAACCGCGCTCTGATCCGGACCAGATCGCCCACGTCAAAACTAAAATCATCTCTCGACATCTCAGCCTCCCACTTTGCGGATCGATACCACGATCTCGGTGACGGGTTCGTAATCCACCAGAATCCGCACCTGATCGAACGTCACTTGCTTTTTCTTTTCTTCGAGCGTCTTTTTCATCGCAACTCCTCTCACGGCACGTTCGGAAGAGGACCTCTGCTCAGAGCATCCTCCGTCTTGTTCAGCGAACATTGACAGCCCCACCCCTGACAGTCCAGTTTCGAGTTCGGTAAGCGCCCGTCCGGATCGGACTGAGGACTGATCCCCTTGTCCCTCCAGAACGAAGCGCGCTTCACTTTTCCAGCCAGCTTCGCACACGTCTTGCAGTGGTCTTTCGAAGGACCGAGTTCCCATTTCAGTTTCGGGTCCTCCTCCGCCATCAGCTTCGCTTTATTGCGGATGTCCGTGAAGCGGTTGCCCCACAACTTCACCCGCGCGCTGATCCCGAACCACCCGCCGCCGATCTGCTTCAACCGGGATTCGATGAACTGCGCCAGCCCATCGATGAACGTCTGTTCCTGGAAAATGAACGACTGTAAGGTCGCCCGCTCGACATCGGTCATGTCCTCCAGCTTCAAGCCCGCGTCGCGCATCCCCAGTTCCCACGCCCGGACGAGCCAGGACTGGATCGCGGCGGTCATGAACGAGTAGAACTCGACCCTGCCGATCCGCCCGGCCCAATAGCTGTACGCCAAGTTGCGGATCGCACTCTCGTACGAAGCGCGCAGATTCGCTTCTGCCAACAGCGCACGGGTGATGATCTCACGCGCCGTTGTCTGTTCCATCACGCTCCTTGACCGCCTCATGCGCAAGTCCCTTCAGCCAGTTCATGGTCGTGGCGATGTTCTGCTCGATCTCCTCCGCGCGCGTCTGGAGGTTCGCCAAGTCCGCTTCGTCCGGCTCTCCTCCCGGCATCTCCTCCCGTTCGGGGTTCATCACGGAATCTACGTCCCGGATGCCCAACGTCTGGAGCGCCACACGCACCAGATGATCCACGATACTGAGCGCGCTGTCCACTTCGATCATCCCTTTTTCGAGCATGTCCTGAATCTCATCGATCATTTTCAGTACGCTCTCCAGCGGGACTTCGATGATGTTGTCGAGGCTGATGTCCGAAGATTTGTTATCGATCTTGGTCGCGGTGAACTGCTCGAACTGCGTCAGGACCAAGAACACCACGTCTGTCCACACCGAGGCCCAGAACGATTGATAGCGCTCGAACACGCGCAGGACGGGTTTTTCCATCGCGGTCGCGGTGGCCAGACGGTAGGCGTCCCCATAGCCGAGGTAGTGGGGGAAGATTCTTCCTGCCATCGCAACCTGCCCGATCAGCATCGAGCCGTCCTTGAACGCGTCTCCTCCTCCGGTCCCTAACGGCATCCGCGTCCGTGTGACCGCCTCGTTTTCGAGCCATGTCGAGCCGGGAGGAGGCGGGGGATTGGTCTCGATCCCCAACGAGCCGGAAGGTATCGTGGAAGAAAGCCTGTTCCTCAGCGCGTCGATCCCTCTCTGCCCGGTGTCCGCTTTGACCTTGTCCACGAACGTTGCCACAGCGCGCACGACCGCCGCCCGGTCTTGTAAGAACTGCTGATACACCCGCGCCCACGGCCCGCCTCTCGACATCAAAGGCCGACCGCGTCCGTCCTTCTCGTACACGTTGAACGCCACATGCATCATGACCACGTCCACGTCATCACGGATGTCCTCCGCCCGCGCACCCGGCGCGTTCATCGCACGCACCTGCTCGTCCGTCAATTGGTCCTCGATGTCCGGGTACTCTCCCGCAAGCCAGTCGCGGTAGTAGAGGACCTTCTCGGTGGTGGACCCTTTCGGCGTGTACCTCCGCTGGTAGTAGAGGGGCGATGAATCATCCTCCCTGCTGACGATGATCTCGCTGATCTCATCCTGCGGGATGATCCGGATCGTGGTCCTTCCCTGATCGTCACCGCTCTTCTTGGTGAAGAACACGAAGAAAAACTCTCCGTCCACCAGCACTTTGGTCGAGAGCGTGTGGAGCTTCCTCTGTCCGAGGATACGGATGTTCCTCTGCGCCGCCCAGAATTCCTCCCACACCTCCTGCGCCTGTTCGTCACGGGCGGAGATGTCCACCCCGATCCCGAACCCGAAGTCGGTCCACAGATCGATGACGTGCGCCGTGGTCACATCGAAGCGGTACAGATTCCTCGACTCCTGCACCGACCGGGTTCTGCCCTCCGTCCCGCCCATCACTCCCGACAGCACATCCCAATTCTGCATCGTGTCCACCAGGAACGAGAAAAGCTGAGGATCGTACATGTACTCTTTCACCTTTTCCATCACTTCCTGCGGAGAGATCAGTTCCGGGCCGAGGCGGTACATGTCCACCAGCGTCTCTTGGATGCGCGTCATCCGCGCCAGTTCTCGCCTCAGAAGACCGCTCCCAATTCCGACCCGCATCCGGGTCCACAAAGATTCTTTCTTTTGCATACTTATCCTCTTTCAGCCCTACTTGTATAAGTCTAGCTCATTTCAATCATCCGCGCAACATCTGGTCACCGTAATAGACCACTTCGCGCCTGCCGTCCCTCTGCGCCAGTTCATCGAGCAGGATCGGTCCGAACACGCCCATCAGCACCGCATCCGCATAGTCAGTCGAGTTCCCGTCCAGTCGGGAGCGGATGTCGTCTTTCCCCTCGACCCAGATCGTGCCGTCCGCTCTGCGTTTCCATTTCGGAGCAGACAATTCCCCGATCAAGCGGTCCTGCTCATCGGGAGGAAGGCACACGTCCAGCCCGGTGTCCGGGTGGAGCGCTTCACGCATCAGCCACCACATCGCACAGCGCCAGTTGAAAAAGCCGAGAACGCCGGACGATTCTTTCAGGTCCGTCTTGTTCCCGGCCTTGAACGGGCGAGAGACGTATCCTTCGCTGAGGAGGAACTGATACGCACCCAACCCGACCCCGACCGCATCGATGATCGCCTGCGCTTTTGGATTGTTGTAGCGGTAGAGCATGTGCTTGACCTCCGCCACGAGTTCGATCGTCCCAAGCTGGAGGTCCGCTTTCGCCACTTCCTGGATCGATCCCACTTTGACAAAATCGAAGATCGGCACCACCGAACAGGCGTCCCCACCGCCGCCCCCCTCCGCCACGTCCGCACCGATCGAGGTCAATGTCCCGCGCTTCTTCGGCTCGTCTTTGATCCTGCTCTGCCAGTCGTGCCAGCGCTCGATCGCCGCTTCGATCCAGGACAGGGGGATCACTGCATCTTCCATCGAGGTCGCAAATTCTCCGAGAACACGGTTCTGGTAGATGGCGGAAGTCTTACCCCATCGGTTGCCCATCTTCTCCACCCACTCCTGCGAAATGCGTCCGGCGCGGATCGCTTCACTCACCGTCACGTGCCTGACGCGCCAGTCCTTGTATTCCGGCGTCCGCCGATGAATCTGGTAGAACACTCCCGCCGTATCTCCCGGAGTGGAGATCGCAACTCCGTAAGCCTCATCGTCCGTATCCTCTCCCGCGGTCGAGAACGCACCCTCCGCCGCATCGAAGAATTCCTTGGTCACGATCTTCGCTTCGTCAAAGACGTAGATCATCCTTGACGCATGCCCGCCTTCCATATCCGCCGCTCGAGTCGGGGACGTGGCGAAAGCGCGCCCGGTGTTGAGGTCGAGCCTCATCTTGTACAGTTCATGGATCGTGAACGGGGGCCGTCCGATCCGCTCCCATTTCAAATGCCCGACCCATTTGTGGATTTCTGGCCACAAGTATTCCCGAAGCTGGTGAAAGCGGGAAGCGGTGGTGATGACTTTCCAGTCCGTGATCCCGTCCGTGGTCAGCGCGAACGCCAGAATCAAGATCGCAACCGTGGTCGTTTTTCCGAGTCCGTGCGGACCGCGCACCGAGTAGCGCTGATTCGTCTGTTTGCCGAACGAGGACAGCGGCAGATCCAAAATCTGCTCGACCGTCATCTGCCCGTCCGTCACCGCATGCTTGAAGTCGAATGTACAGCCGGAGTTGAACTGCGCCAGCGCTTCAAGCTGG